TAGTATAATACAGTATATATAAAACTAAATATATAATACTATAGGGTGTTTATGGGTGCTTTTTATTTTATATGTGGTATGTTATTTTGGGAATTTGTAAGGACTATCGTTATATTTATATACTTAAATATAAAAAAATGGATAAAAGACCAACAATAAAATGTAGTTTGTGTGATAAATATTTTGTTGAGGGCAGGGAATACAGAGAACATTGGGAAAATGCACACTTAAAAGAATACCTTAAATTAATAAATTATAAAGATTTATGACTACAACAAGAAAAAAAGCAGACCTTATAATGGATATGCCTATTTGTAATGTTTGCAAAATAGATAAACTGTTTGAAATTGATTGTTACCAGTATACTAATTTAGGTACTGATAGTACAATAAAAGAAAAAGATGCTGTTAAAAAAACAAGTTTATATATCTATAAAAAAATTAAACTATTGAATGAAAGACTAGGTAAAAGACTTTTATTTCATTATGGCTAGATCAAGAAAGGCTATAGTAAAAGAACTTGATAGGGTCTTTAGTTTAATGGTTAGATATAGCAATAGCAAAAATGGATATTGCCAGTGTATTACTTGTGGTAGAAAGTACCCTATTAAACAAATACAGTGTGGTCATTTTATGTCAAGAAAAAATTATAGTACAAGGTGGGAATTAGAAAATGTGGCACCTCAGTGCTATGGCTGTAACGTGATGCAACAAGGTAGACAATATGAGTTTGCAAAACAGATAGGTGAGAAAAAAGCACAAAAAATGTTACAGCTTTCTAAACAAATAGTAAAATTTAGTAATCAAGATTTATTAGATAAGATAGCTAAATATAAAAAAATTATTGCTATATTTGATGTTAAGTAACTTTTTTCATTTACTTTGAATAATTGATATTTTATTTTAGATTTGTTTTATAGTTAGATAGTTAAGGGGGTTTATTCTTTACCCCCTTTTTTTTGTGTTTATTAAAAATTGTTTATATTTGTATTAACTATGACTTTTACAGAAGATGTTTTAAGGTTGAAAGATGCTGAAATAGAAGCACTTAAATTAGAAAATATCAGGCTGTTATTAGAAATAGAAAAACTAAAACTAACTAAAAATAAAACAAATGCAAGGTAAAGTAAAATTTATAAGTCCTGACCCTAAGCAAAATGAATATGAATACAATGGGGTTACATACAAAAAATATAAAGTTGATTTTTCAGATGGCAAGTCTTATAGTTTTTCTACAAAAAAAACTTATAATGATGGTAACTTAACTTTTAAAGTAGGTGATAGAATTGAATATATGATCACTAATGAAAAGTTAGGGTCAGCAAAATCAATGAGCATAGTGCAAGGTGCAGATACTAAAAGGTCACAACAACAAGAAATACAATTGAGTGTATCTTTTAATGGTGCAGTTAAACTAGCTAGTAAAGGCAAAATAAAAATTGATGAAATAGAGACATTTACAAAAGAATTTTATAACAAAATATTTAACTAAAATGGCAGATAAAAAATTTACAAATGGATTATTTATATATAAATCAAAAATAGATGGTTTATTAAATTGGTCAGCTAAAAAAGCAGACTATATAAAAGCACTACAAGATGCTAAAGAAGATGAAAATGGATTTATAAGTGGGTCATATCACACTATGAGGGATAAGCCTGATAGAATGTATGGTACATTTAGAACACAAGAAAAACAGGTTACCAATAAAGAACATTCCCCTGATAGGGATTTACCTTTTTAGATGCTAATTAACTTTGATGATCATTTAAAGAAAATCAAAGATGTAAGAAACGGTGTTATTAAAGAGGGTTTAACATTAGATATTGATAACCTAGATGAACATATTAGGTTTAAAAGACAATTTAATGTTATTCTTGGACACGCTAATGTAGGCAAAACATCTATCATACTTTACTTGATGCTATTATATACCATTAAACACAAATTAAAATGGCTTGTGTTTAGTGCTGAAAATGATGCTTATACACTTATAAAAAAACTTATTGAATTTATGTGTGGTAAAGTAATACAGCAAATAGATGAAACAGTATTTTTAGATAAAGCATTTTACATAGATAAACATTTTCAGTTTATAGACTGTAGTAAAATATATGATTATAAAGAATTACTAGACTTTGCCACACAAACAAAACAAGATTTTAACTTTGATGGCTTTTTAATTGACCCCTATAATTCACTTAAAGTAAATAAGGCTTTGTTAGTTGGCAACAAACACGAGTATGATTATCAGGTTTGTAGTGAATTTAGAATATTTACCCAACAGCATAATTGTGCAATATGGCTAAATACACACGCAAATACAGAAGCACTTAGAAAAATACACCCAATGGCACACGATTATGCAGGGTTACCTATACCACCTATGGCGGCAGATGTTGAGGGTGGTGGTAAGTTTGTAAATAGGGCTGATGATTTTTGGGTGTTGCATCGCTATATACAACATCCAACTGAGTGGATGTATTCACACTTACATATTAGAAAGGTAAAAGATGTGGACACTGGTGGTAGACCTAGCCCAATAGATAACCCTTTAAAATTTAGATCAGTAAAAAATAATGTAGGTTTTGAAATTAATGGTAAAAATTACGTACCTTTAATTGACAAACAAACATTACCATTTTGAATCATAAGATAAATTTCACCTTTATACCTATTTATGGTATTGCATTTGGCATAACTTATTACAACCCTAACTTAGAACCTGACCAGTTATTAAAAGTAGACCCCGAAGATTATTACGAACAAGTATCAATAATGTTTTTATGTTTTGGTTTACACATAACTGTATGGAAAGAATAATGCAATTGCTATACAAAGACCACAATAAATGGATAGCTATAGTAAAAAGTTTTGGGTGCAATGATGATACAGCTAAGGATATTGTAGCTGAAATGTATGTTAAAATAAACAAGGCTGTAGAAAGGGGTTTAAATTTGATGTTTGATGAAAATTCAATTAATTATTATTATGTGTTTAGAACACTTAGTAGTTTATTTATAGATTTGAAACGTAAAGAAAAAAAAATAGAATTGTTAAACATAGATGATGTGAAATTAGGAAGCACAAATATTAACCCTGATTATGATGCTAATTATGAAATAGTAAAAAAAGGTTTAGACAAATTGTATTGGTATGATAAAAAAGTATATGAAATTATAGAGGGGGGTACAAGCATTGCAGAACTAAGTAAGAAAACTAAAATATCATATTATAGTTTATATAATACTTATAAAAAAGTAAAAAAATATTTAAAAAATTTATTATGATTTTATTAGGTGATTTAGTTGAAAAAATTACTAAGGCAACTGGTATAAAATGGCTAACTGAATTCGTTATAATAAAGTTACTGGGTTTTAAAACTTGTAATTGTGATAAAAGAAAATTAAAATTAAACAACTTTAGCAAAAATTTTACAAATGAAAAAAATAAGAATGACAAATGATGATGCAAACAAATGGCTTAACTATAAAAACAATTATAAAGTACAACCCACTAATGACCAAATTGATTTGATAGTACAATTACACGCCAAATATTTTAATCATAATGAATATTACCCTTGTACCTGCACACCAAAAACTTGGAATCAGTGGATAGCACAACTAGATACAGTCTATAATGAAACTAGAAACAGTACACAAACTTGAAAAAGCAATTATTGTAGCTTTAAATTTAGATGGTTGGGATTTAACTTGGACTGGTGAAAAATTTGAACACTATGATGCAGTAGGTAGAACCCCAAAAGGTAAAGATTGTGTTATTGAATTTAAATTTAGAAAGACATACTATGAAACAAAGATACTTGAAAAATACAAATATGATGAACTGATGAATATGCCCTATGATTTAGTAAAGCTGTATTCAGTTCACGACCCTAAAGGCAGTTACTTATATTGGCTTAATGATCTAGATGTAGGTAAGCCAACACAAATGTACTTACCCGATACAACAATGTGGACTACTAAAAAGATAAACAAAGAAGTTTATTTACTTACAGAACAACAAGCAGTAGTATTTAATAAAAGTTAATAAATATTTTTTTTATTAACAAATTTTACTATATTTACAATATAAACTATATAAATATGAACTATAAAGAAATAAAGCAATTGACAAAAAAAGAGAATAAAAAAGAAATCAAAAAAGCACTTATAGAGTTAGCAGTATTATTTTTATCAATATATGCTAGTTTTTGGTTAGGTGCTTTATTAATTATAAACCTATAACTATGAATAAAAATTATGAACAATACATTACCAATTATATTTGGATAGAATTTTTTGAGGGTAATGAAGAAGAATTTATTGAATATACAACAGATGATTTGTCTGATTATGTATATGATAAACTTGTTGTTAATCTAGGTAATGATGAATCAGAACAATTAATTATTGGCAGTTTAAATTGGGTATGTTGGAATACAATACAACAAAACATAGATAATAACTACTATGGTATTTATTGTAGAAATTGTGGCACACCCACACCTGAAATATCAGAATACTGTAGCCCAAAATGTCAAGATCAGTATTATATATCAATTACTAACTAATGATAAAAGGGATATATAAAAAAGGTCATATAATGCAGTCTATAAATTATATGCAAAGTTGTGAATCAATTTCTAAAATATTATTTGAAGCTGATAAAAAAGACCCTAATAACCCCAAGATAAAACAAATGATGGGTGACTTAGTAGAAATTGCATCCTATGTAGCATATTTAGAAAGGACTTTAGCTAATAAAGAAATAGATAACCAAGACTTATTAAAAAAATTTAGTAACTTGCAGGAAGAAAATAACCAACTTTGGAATGTAAAAAATGCAAACACTTAAACATTTAACAGGTCTTTGTGGTGAACCACATATTAACATCTTTATTTTAGTGTTAATATTACTAGCAATAAAGTCTTTATATAAATATATATTTAATGATATTACTTATTGATGCAGATTCTTTAATATTTGCTAGTTGCTATAAACCTAAAGATAAAATTTTAAATAGCATATATTATAAACGTATTGATAAATGTAGGGATAAATTTGATGGTCAGTTAATAAATATAGTTACTGATCTAGAACAAATGTATGATATAAAAGAAGTTAGGATATTTTCAGGCAGGTCAAAAAACAACTTTAGAAAGTTACTTAGCAAAACATATAAATCACATAGAAGCACTAAACCACCTATGTTAGATAAAATGCACCAGTATGTTAGAGAACATTACCAAGCTATACAGTCTTGTGGTCACGAAACTGATGATGCAGTAGCTAAATATTGGTATGAAATACAAAAAGTTGTAGGCAGGGATAATGTTATGATAGTAAGTATTGATAAAGACTATATGCAGTTTCCTGCACTGATATATAATTACCACCCTAAACACAAAAAAATATATGACCTAAGTGAACAAGATGCTATGTATAACTTTTATGAACAAATGATTATAGGTGATACAGCAGATAATGTAAATTATTTTAAAGGCTTAGGTAAAGCATTTGCTAAAAAATACCTACAAGGGTGTGATAGTAAATATAAATATACTAAAAAGTTATATGAATTATTTAAAATGAGGTATAAGCAAAAGGCAAAATTAAGATATATAGAATGTTATAATTTATTAAAACTTAGAACTGATGTCTAAAATAACTAAGAAAAAATTTGAAGAACTATCAAGCAAAATAAATGAATTGTTTGATTTAAATATGTTTAAAAATACTAGAAAGTTAGAATATGTTTTAGCAAGGTGTTTATTAGCACACACAATAAAACATAAATACAATAAAACAACACTTCAATATATAGCTAATATGTATGAACAAAATGGTAAATCTAGTGATCATTCTACAATACTACATAATATTAGAACTTGGGCTAGGTTTATAGATGCAAAAACAGGTGTTAAAATACAAGCACAAAGAGAATTACTTAGAGGTAATACAGTGGATTATATTATGAATATAATAGACCCAAAAAGCACAATACAACAAAAGAAAACTAAACTTAAAGAAGACATAGATAATTTTAATAAACATCAAGTAGAATTTATTGAGCCTTGTTTAGAAAATGCAAAAAGGATATGATAAATAAATGTGTAGAACAAATATTAGAAGTATCAATAGAACTTCCTGAGTATCAAAAAAAACAAATAATTAGTGTGCTTATTGCATCAATGCTAACTAAAAAAAGTAATGCAGATGCTAGGGATGCTTACTATAGAATAATAAATAACTTAGATAATGAAATATGATAAATACTAAAAATGAATATGTCGTATTAGACATAAATAAATTAAAGATAAGTGATAAATACAATAGAAAAATAAATAAAGCAAACCAAATTGCAATTGAAAACAGTATTGTAATTAATGGATTTTTAGCACCAGTGGTTATAACTAAAAAAAACAAAATTGTTATTGATGGTCAGCATAGAGTTGTAGCGGCAAAACAACTTAAACAAAAAACAGTACCCTGTTGGGTAGTTGATATTGATGATACAGATGAAAAAAAATTGTTTCAATGTATAGCACATTTAAATGCTGTAAAAAAGAATTGGACTAAACAGGATTATTTGGAAAAAACAGCAAAAAGCAAAAAAGGTGATTATGCAATTGTATGGGATTATTTTAAAAAAACAAGTGTGCCAAGAAAAATGACTGCTGAATTACACATACAAATATTTTTTGGTCAAGTTTTACCAATAAAAATGGTTGATAATGATTTAAAAATATCAGACTATAAATTTCGTGATAATTTATGGCAGAATTGTGAAAATATGTTTAATGAGTTTGAAGATTTTAAGTCTAGATATGCAGGTGTGTTAATACGTATTGCTAATAAATTTGAATCAAAACTTACTATTAATAAAGCTATATTAGCAACTAATTTATTATTTGAAAGATTTACAGTTTTATTTATGGTAGATGATCATAAAGGTTTAACAAGTAAAGAATGGACAAGAAAATTACAAAACCCTGTAGAAGATATATTAAAAAAATATGCAGATAATTAATATAGATAAAATAAAAGAAAACCCTGACAACCCAAGAACAATTACAGAAGATAAATTTAAAAAACTTGTAAAAAGCCTTAAAGAATTACCTGATATGATAAATGTTAGACCAATAGTCATTGATGAAAATATGATTGTATTAGGTGGCAATATGAGATTAAGGGCAATGAAACAAGCAGGTATAAAAAAAGTACCTGTTCATCAGGTTAAAAACTGGTCAGATGAACAAAAGAAACAATTTATTATTAAAGATAATATAGGTTATGGTACTTGGGATTGGGATTTATTGGCTAATGAGTGGGATTTAGAACAATTAGAAAACTGGGATTTAGATATACCTAATTTATATAATGATGAAAAAGAATATTATACAGCTAAAATAGAAACACCTGAATATAAACCTAATAATATAAAACCAAAACCTAAAGAATTATTTGACAATACAAAACAAAAAAAATTACTAGATAAAATAAACAATGCTAAAATAGATAAAGAAACAAAAGATTTTTTAATACAAGCTAGTAATAGACATTTAGTATTTGACTATTCAAAAATAGCTGACTTTTATGCACATTCAAATAAAGAAACACAAAAACTTATGGAGGATTCAGCGTTAGTAATTATTGATTTTAATAAAGCTATAAGTAATGGTTATGTGGAATTAACAGAAAGTATAGCAAAGGCATATAAAAAAAATGGTATTTTATGATAAAAAATTTTGCTGTTTTTATATTAAGCTATGGTAGACCAAAAAATATTAAAACACTTAACACACTTAACAGATTTGGATATACTGGAAAAACATATATAGTTTGTTCAGATGATGATAATACTTTAAAAGAGTATATTAAAATATATAAAGACCAAATAAAAGTATTTAACAAAGATAAAATAAAAAAAACATTTGATATTGGCGACAATTTTACACAAAATAGAGTTGTAATTTTTGCTAGAAACGCTGTATTTGATATAGCAAAAAACCTAAACATAAAATATTTTTTAGTACTTGATGATGATTATACTGATTTTAGTTATAGATTTGATGATAAATTACGTTATAAAGATGGCAGGGCATATATAAATAATGTCAATGATATATTTAAAGCAGTCCTTGAATTCTATAAAAAAATACCTGCTAAAAGTGTGGCATTGTCACAAAATGGCGATTGGATAGGTGGCAAAGAAAATTCAAAGGCAAGTATTTTAAAATTAAAAAGAAAATGTATGAATAGTTTTTTTTGCTCAACTGATAGACAGTTTAAATTTATAGGTAGAATAAATGAAGATGTGACTACATATGTAAATTGTGGCAGTAAGGGTGATTTATTTTTTACTATTAATAATGTATCTTTAAAACAAACTGACACACAACAAAATAAAGGTGGTTTAACTGAATTTTATTTAGACACTGGCACTTATGTGAAATCATTTTATAGTGTTTTATTTAACCCATCTTGTGTAAAGGTTAGTATGTTAAATACAGAAAGGTCAAGGCTACATCATAAAATTAAATGGAATAATGCAGTGCCAAAAATAATTAATGAAAAATATAAAATATGAACAAAAGTGAACACAATAAAAAAGCATTATTAGAAGCATTAGAAAAATCTTTAGGTGTAGTTACAACAGCTTGTAAACAAGCAGGTATAGGTAGAACTACATTTTATAAATACTATAATGAAGATGTAGAATTTAGGCAAAGGGTAGATGAACTAGAAAACATTACTTTAGATTTTGCAGAAAGCCAATTACATCAGCAGATACAAAAAGGTAATACAGCAGCGACAATATTCTTGTTAAAAACAAAAGGTAAAAAAAGGGGTTATGTTGAAAGACAAGAAATAACAGGTGCAGATGGTTTACCTAATAATGTCATTGTAGAGATTATTGAAAAAAATGAAGATAAAGACTAATGTAGTTTTTAAACATCTTTTAAAAAGTAATAAAAAAATAATTGTTGAGCAGGGTGGTACAAGATCAGGCAAAACATACAATATACTTTTGTGGATAATATTTAGTTACTGCACACAAAATACCAATAAGATCATTACTATTTGTCGTAAAAGTTTTCCAAGTCTAAGGGCAACTGTAATGAGGGATTTTTTAGATATACTAAAAATACATAAAATGTATAATGAGATTAATCACAATAAATCATCAAGTGAATATAAGCTATATAATAATCTAGTTGAGTTTATATCTTTAGATGAACCACAAAAAGTAAGGGGTAGAAAAAGGGATGTATTATTTATCAATGAAGCTAATGAACTTTATTTTGAGGACTGGCAACAATTGTTATTTAGAACTAATGAAAAAATAATATTAGACTACAACCCATCTGATGAATATAGTTGGATATATGACAAAGTTATAACTAGAGATGATGCAGACTTTTATATAACAACTTACAAAGACAATACATTTTTAGAACAAGCCCTTATAAAAGAAATAGAAAGGCTAAAAGAAACTGACCCACAATATTGGCAGATATATGGGCTAGGTCAAAAAGGTGTAAGTAAATCAACTATATTTAATTATGAAGAAAGTAATATACCTGATGATGCTGAGTTTTTATCTATGGGTGTAGACTATGGATATACTAATGACCCAACTGCACATATTTCAGTATACAAAAAAGGGCATAACTTATATGCACAAGAACACCTATACAAAACTATGATGACTGCTGAGGACATACATTCACATTTTAAACTACTTAATGTGGGTGATAAAATTATATATAGTGATAGTAGTGAACCAAGACTTAATGACTATTTAAGAAGAACAGGATGGAATATTAGACCAACTGTAAAAGGCAGGGATAGTATTATTGCAGGTATAGATTTACTTAAAAGGTATAAACTATATGTAACACCTGATAGCAAAAACCTAATACAAGAATTTAGAAACTATAAATGGAGTGAAGATAAAACAGGTAAACTAACTAATATACCTATAGACAAACATAACCATTTGTTAGATTCCCTTAGATACGCTACCTTTAATATACTAAGCAAACCAAATTTTGGAAAATATGCTATTCAATAAATACTAATAAAAATACGTTATATAATTATGAAGATTGATATAGAAGTACCACAAGGTTTAGAAGATGTTACATTACATCAGTATCAAAGGTTCTTAAAAATACAGGAATCAACAGAAGATGAAAATGTACTAGCCACTAAAATGATAGAAATATTTTGTAATGTTTCACCTGAAATTGTAAAAGGTTTAAAAGTAAATGATGCTTATGCTATAGTTGAAATACTAAAAGCAATGATGACTGAAAAAACTGACCTGCAAAGAGTTATAAGAGTAAGGGGTATAAGGTATGGTTTTATACCTAACCTTGACGAAATGTCTTTTGGTGAATATGTAGACTTAGACACCTATCTAACAAGTTGGGATAATATGCACAAGGCAATGTCGGTACTGTACAGACCTATAGAAGCACAAGACAAAGACCTATATAACATAAAAGAATATGAAGCCAAGATAGATGATAATTTATTACATATGCCAATGGATGCAGTAATGGGTTCTATACTTTTTTTTTATCATTTAGGAAACGACTTATCGCAAACTATGATCAATTATTTAACGGAGAAACAGGAACATCAGTTAGTGCAGTACATCAATTCGGAGTTAGATGGGGATGGTACTCCAGTATATATGGGTTATCTAAAGGGGATATTAGACAACTTGAAAATATCACTAAATTAAATGTGCATAAATGTTTAAATTTTCTGATGTTTGAAAAAGAGAAAAATATATTAGAGATGAAAAATATAAAGAAAAAACAAAATGGCTAACAAAGGTGCAAGGGGATTTTATTTAATAACAGAACAAATAGAATCACAATTATTATTAGACCCAAATGTAAATACAGTAACTACAGGTGATATTACAGATATAGATTTAAACAAGGCTACTATATACCCACTATCACATATTATAGTAAACAGTGCAAACCTAGAAGAAAACCTTGTTAGATTTTCTATTAGTGTTATAAGTATGGATTTAGTAGATATATCTAAGTCAGAAACTACAGACCAATTTAGAGGTAATAATAATGAACACGATGTACTGAATACACAATTAGCAGTACAAAATAAATTAGTACAAATATTAAGAAAGGGTACACTAAACAGAAACCTATACCAATTAGATGGTAACCCAACTTGTGAACCTTTTGTAGATAGATTTGAAAATGCTGTTAGTGGATGGGCATTAACAATGGATATTTTAATACCAAATGATATAGACATATGCAACTAAAAAATGTACAAATTATACTAAACAGGTTTGCCAAAAATGTAATAAAGGCTAGTAGAAATAATTTGACTAGGCAAAAAAAAGGTGGTGGTAATTTATATAAAAGCCTTTCTTATGTTGCAAAAGAGATGCCCAATTCAATTAGGGTAAAATGGTTTATAGCCCCTTATGGTTCATTTGTAGATCAAGGTGTTAAGGGTGCAGGTAGTTCAATAAACAATAGAACTAGCCCTTTTCAATTTGGTACTGGTACAGGTAAAAGAGGTGGGCTTAGGGATGGTATTTTAAAATGGATTCAAAGAAAAAGATTCCAATGGCTAGATGATGAAACAGGTAGGTTTATGAGTTACAAAAGTATGGCATTTATTATTGCAAGATCAATTTACCAAAAAGGTATAAAGCCTAGTTTATTTTTTACTAGACCTTTTGAAAAAGCATTTGCAAATATAGACAAAGAAATACAGGATGCCTATGCCTTAGACTTAGAAACATTTTTACCTAATAATTTAAAAGATAAAAATATATTTGAATGAGTGATTTAATATTTGCTAGAAGCCCTTATACAATAAAGCATACATCTACTGCTAACCCACCTGACCCTGCATATGAATGTTTTGAAACTAACATATATGGCAGGTATGCAGACTTTACAGGATTTAGTGTAAATGCGGCAGGGGCTATAGTTAATGGTACAATAACAGATAAAATAAGTGGGGCTACTTTAACAAGAACAGCTACTACTACAACAAGTGGGGCTACATCATTCCCAGTTGTATTTGAAGCTACCCAAGTAAATATAAGAGTTACATTTAATTTGCCTAGTGGATATAATGCCAGTTCACATACTTGTGAAATTGAAGTAACACAAGCAGCGGCTACACCTACTTGCCAAGCAGTAAAACTATTTAATTTTAGTGGCATAAGCTCAGTATCAAATTTAGTATATAGTTATACTGACTGTAGTAATGCTAGTCAATCAGGTACTTTGTCAGGTGCTAATAGTACAGTAACAATAAATGTTAAATTTCCTTATACACAATATTTGTCATACAATTATAGTGTTGCAGGTGTTTTGCCATTTATATATACAATAACAGATAATTACATTGCAGCGAATGTAACAATAACAGGATAATATGAGTAATAGAATAAATGCAAGAAGCCCATTTTTCTTGCAATATACAGGAACATAAAAAATAAAAAGATATGCCAACACTACATAAAGCGGCACTACAAATATATATTTATACAGGTACAGTTACCAGTACACCTAGTGCAACAAATTTAAGATACAGTTTAGAAAAAACTAAAATATCAACACAAGCTAATGTCTTATTTGAAATAGGTGAGTTGGTAAGGGATTATCTAACACATTCATTTAATGATGATTATGCAAGTGTAACAGCTTGGGTAACTTGTATAACTAAGCTGTATGAAACTGCAAGTAATGATAGTGAGTTTACAACAGGGTCACCAGTAACACAAAGTTTTTTAGCACTTGATGGATATGGGTATTTTGAAGATGGTATTAACCCACAATTATCAGACAATGCACTATTTAGTAATAGCACTTTTTATTTGCCTGAAGATACAGCAGGTAGGTTTCCTATTTTGGCAGAGGGTGTAGGTAAAGTAATTATAGATGGAGTTACAACACAAATAACTGACAATGGTAATAGCAACCAAAAAATACAATATATTACAATACCTGCAAATAGTAGCACTATACAAATATATGATACCAATGATTCAACACTAGACAAAACTGTTACTATTGTAAATGTGTGTGAACCAAAACATACAGTATATAAAGTAACATTTGTAAACAAATATGGTGCATATCAAGATATATATTTTTATAAAAAGACTACAGAAAGAATGGCTGTTACTGATGAGGTTTTTAAAACTAACACAATAGATAATTCTACTGTTACTTATGCAACCTATAAAGGACAAAAACAAAGGTACAATACTGAAGCAAAAACAAGTTTAGTTTTAAATACAGGATATGTAAATGAAGATTTTAATTTAGCTGTAGAAGAACTTTTAATTAGTGAACATATATGGATAAGGTTTGAAAATAAAACTTTACCAGTATTATGTAAAAGTATGGATATGACTTTTAAAACAAGTTTAAATGACAAACTTATAAATCACGAGATCAGGTTTGAATTTGCTTTTGACAAAATAAATAATGTAAGATAATGCCACTAAGATTAAATTTATTTATTGCAGATGAGGGGGGTACATTAACGGAAGTTGAAATGTTTAAAGATGAATCAGTTACACTTACTCAAACCTTACAAAACATAAAAGATATATCTAAAGTATTTACAGATTTTACTAAAACATTTTCTGTACCTGCAAGTAAAAGCAATAATAAATTGTTTCAACATTTTTACAGGTATGAGATTGATGGCTTTACATCAAGACAAAAAAAAGAAGCACAATTATATTTAAATCATCAGTTATTTAAAAAAGGCAAAGTAAAACTAGAAACAGTTAAATTAATAGGTAATAAACCACATACCTATAATTTAACATTTTTTGGTGAAGCTATAAATATGAAAGATTTTTTTGGTGAAGATTTAATTGGCTCACTTTCTTATTTAAGTAATTTTAGTTTTGAATATAACGCTGCAAATGTAATAGATGCTTTACAAAATGGTATAGATAAAACTGTTAATGTAAATGGTCAAAATGAACAATATGAAGATGTGTTAGTTGTACCACTTATAACACATACAGAAAGATTAACTTATGATAGTAGCGTAAATTCAGCAGGTAGTAAAAATTTATTTGTAAGTAGTTCAGTTGTACAAGGTGTACCATTTGAACAATTAAAACCTGCATTAAGGGTATATGCAATTATAAAAGCTATTGAAGATAAATACAATACAGATAAAGGTTATTCACAAAATATTAAATTTAGTAGAGATTTTTTTAACAAAGATAATTTACCTTTTTATAATTTATATTTATGGTTACATCGAAAAAAAGGTGGAGTGCTTGAAGACGACAGTATTAGGCAACAATGTAAAAACTGGCATAATTTATCTGGCGCAAATAATGCAGATAGACTTTTTTGGAAACCAAATGTAAAAAGTAGTTACTGGGTTATTAGGCAACCAAAAAATACTAAAAATGTTAAAATTTCACACGCTATAATTGTAACTCCATCAGGTGCAATTAGTTCTAGTTTTGATTTAATTATAGAAAAAGATGGTGAAGAACATTATAGGCAAACAGTAAAACAAACAGACTTAAACCACACATCAGTAGGTGGTTCTTTTGTTTCTTTTGATACAGGTTTTTTAAATGCTGATGCAGGTGAATACACATTAAGTATTAGTTGTGATGTATCTAGCACATATAATATTTTACTTAAATTAAAAGAAACAGTTAAAAAATTCTTAGGGTCAAATACTAGAAGTGCAACAGTTGATGGTAATGTAACAATAACAACAGAAGCAGAATTTTCAACAAATGCACAATTACCAAAAATAACTGTTATTGATTTTCTAACAGCTATATTTAAAATGTTTAATTTAATTGCATATCAAAATAATACCAATACAATAGTCGTACAAACTTTAGATGAGTTTTATGCAAATAGCACAACTAATTATGATATAACAGAATATTTAGATACACAAACTACAACTGTAGAAAATGTATTGCCTTTTGCTAAAATTAATTTTAAATATAAAGGCACTAAAACATTTTTAGCAGATGATCATAATGAAAGGTTTGGTTTAGAGTGGGGGTCTTTAAAATTTAGTGGTGATGAAAAAGTAGAGGGTAAAGAATTTAAAGTTGAATTACCCTTTGAACATATGAAGTTTGAAAGGCTACTAGATGCTAATACTAGTAATACAGATATTACAACAGCACAAGTTGGATGGCACGTTGATGACAACCAACAAGCATATTTAGGTGAACCATTATTATTTTATCCTGTTAGGGTTACTGGCGGTACAGCAATAAGTGTGCTAACAAGTTCTAGTGTGCAAAGTTCAATTACCAATTATTATATACCATCAAATAGTGTAGGTCTTACAAGTTCACAAACTATAAATTTTGGTGCTGAGGTTAATGAATATTTTTTAAACCCTTTTAGTAGTAGTTTGTTTGAAACATATTACAAAACATATATAACAGGCATATTTAATGTCAGGTCAAGATTGTATAAAGTAAAAGCATACTTACCATTAAGAATAATTCTTAATTTAAGTTTAGCAGATAAACTAATTGCATTTGATACAATATTTAAAATAAATAGTTTAAAAACTAATTTTACAACTGGCGTAAGTGATTTAGAACTTATAAATGAAGTTGAAGACTTTACTGTTGTAGATAGTGTTAAACATTTAGGCGATTTAATTAGTAAACCATTTATAACAATAGATAGCACTAAATTAACAACAGATACAGTAGAACAAACAATAGATGCAAACTAATGATTAGAACAATTATAGATTTATTGCAAGTGTTTGATGATGAAACAGAAAATATAAAAATAGCAAAGGGTAAATATGCTTACCCAAAAAATTTGAAAGAAGCATATAAAAAATTTAAACGTGATTTAAAATGGCAAAGAAAACAATACAAGCAGAATTAGAACTTTTAACAAAAGATGCACAGAAAGCTGTAGATGCACTAAATAAAAAGTTAAAAGAAACAGGTAAAGAAACCGATAAAAATAAACAAAAAGGCACTTTATTTACTAGGTCATTAAGTAAAGGTATGACTGGTTTAGGTAAAGCAACCAAAGCATTTGGAAATGCACTAAAAAATGCT